CACTGCAGCTCGATGGTCGAGCAACGCGACACCGAAGTGCCAGTAGGCGCGCACCGAGTAACCGAGGAATTGCGGAACCGGTTGCACTTCTTCGATGATCGGCGTCTCCTGACCACGCAGGAACGCAACGGCGAATGCTGGTGTCGTTGCAGGGTCAGCTACCAAGTACCACGTCGAATTTTCACCGTTCGTAGGTAAGTACTGCGTAACGACCGGCTCGAATTGACCGGCGTAGGCATTTACTTCCGGTAACGTGCGTTCGTTGTTGCCACCTGCGATCACGACACGCACACCGGTGAAGAGATTCTCAGCGGTCGCTTTCAAGCCGACCGGCACTACGAGGAAACTCGGTTTCACAAAGACCGGTTGACCGAATTGGTCTCTCTGTGCGAGCATCCGCTCGACCGCGCGATCAAGATTCGGAATCGTGAGTGGTGCACTCGTAATGACGTTTGCATTCGCAGTGCTGAAAAAGTTATTCTGGTTCGTGGCGATCATGTTCCAGAAGAGATTCTCGAGCGCGATAATCGCACCTCGCGCAGCTTCCTGCGGAATAGCGAGGAACGCACCGAGATCATCATTGACAATGTCTTGATGCGTAATCGTGAACAGCCGACCGTATGTATCGACTTTCACTTGCCAGCCGTTGTCACCGATGCGTTCCTGCGCGATCGAACCACTTGGTGGTACACGTTCAAATTGCGCAAATGCGTTGAGTCGAGCAAGTGTATGTGGCATGAAGTTTGTAGTTTCTACGATACGCGCGATTCGCAGACACGTCGGCGGCATAGTCTCGTAGGTCGAAACAAGGATACGATACGCTGATTCGCGCAAGAGATTCGGAAACGATCGCACGCTGAACGCCGCGCGAATCACGTCCATCGGTGAAGAGTACGGATCGACGCGATGACCTTCGAGTCGCAAGCACTCACGTGCTAGTTGGAGTAAACCGAGATTGCGATACTTTGACGCGGCGTCGATAACGCGTGGAGTAAACTTTTTCTCGACGCTCTTGGCGACCGAACCACCAGCGCGGAGCATGACCGCAGCAGTGAGGACTTCGTTTGTGTCTAAGCTGGCATCAAATGCATGCACAACTCGACTGCTAGGACGACTTGCGCGAATGGCAGCAAGTTGGCACTTTTTCGTGGACCAGTTTTCTTGAATTGCACGTTCCGCAAGATGTGGATACTTTCCGAGAATGCGTTTCACAATTTCAACCCTCCGAGCAGCTTTTGCTGCAATGACCGATGTACCGATGTCTGCAGGGACATCAACGATCGAAATTTCACGGAGAACCGCGAGATCGACTACGTAGAGTGGGCCAGTAAACGACTGACCGTTGACTTCGACTTCAGCACCGTCAGGGACTTCGTGGTATTCCAGCACTTCGAGACCGATCGATGCTTTCCATGGAAAACCATTTTCGATCGAAGAGAGAAAGTCGCGCGAGTACTCGGTATCGCGTGAAACCACGGCGTCTGCAACGATCTCGTTACCTTCGATTGCGATATTCGTTGTGTGCCCGATACCGGCATATTCATCATGTGCGTAACGGATTGGGAGTGAATTAGTCGGAATCTCGAGACCGTCGAGATCGACTACAACCGGTAGCGGCCAACCTTCGACCGTCATCGTACCACCGGTGTACGCGACGATCTGGATTTTCCTTAGCTCTGACGCAGCATCGTCAGTCGGCTGCGCTTCCTCGGGCACCGGCTGCGACTCCTCGTCTTGCGCAGTAACTTTGTTTTCGTCCTTGTCCTCGTCTTCAAGCTCGTCTTCAGGATTCTCCTGTGCGCGAATCCTCGCCTTCGCTTGAATCCGAAGAAACTTTTTCGTCATCTTCGGCATTGCTATTACCTCCTTTCTCGAAAAGGAAACCAAGACCAAGGGCGCTAGCAAACGCATGCTCTTTCGCTCGCTGACGCAACTCGGTCATCCAATCGCGGCCTTGTTTGGCGTATTCATAAGCAAATGTTGTTAGGCCGCTTTCCAAGCGCAAACGCTGCGCTTTTGCCTCTTTTTCTGGATCAACACCTTCGAGTGCGGGCCAGTACCACTCGTGATCTGGTAACTCGCGACCTAAACCGACTGATGCTAATGCTTCGCTGTCAACAATGCGCCATTCGCGATAGAACGCTCGCAGAAGCGGTTCAAGCACGATCGCTTCGATCCGTGCACGTTCGACTTCGAGTGAACGATACCAGTTGCGAAGATCAAGGCGACCACTCGAAAAATTCGCTCGAGAAGAGTCGTTGAGTGCGACCACGACCGGTACGTTGAGACAGCGCGCGATTTCGCTCATTAGGTGGTACACGAAGTCACCGTAGGTTGTGGTCGGATGTTGCGCCGTCATTTGCGAAAGGCGCCATCCTGGCGGTAAAACAGTGGCGCTGCGCGGTCGCAGATCAACGAATTGCCAGACTAGCTCGCGTGCGAATCGTTCCGCATCACGTGGAATGTACGCGGCTGAATCGGTTTGCAGGACGGCTGCGAGATTCGCTGCAGTCTCAGCTGCAGCTGCAGTTGCGAGCGTGAATCGGCGCAAGATAGAGAATAGTGGTAGTGCGGGAGTGATTTCGGGTACACCGCGCCATTGGCCTGGTCGATCGCGATGAAAGTAGTGAATGACGGAATCTGCGGGTATTGTCTCGTATGTGTAATCGATGTCTGCTGTAACGCTAATGTCTCCTGGATGGCGCCGCAGGACGTGATATGCTGCAGGTACACCGTAATCATCGAAAACGATCCCTTCGACCGGTTGAGCAAGCATGGAAGCTGGACCTTCGCTAATTTGCTCCGGTTCGACCAATCGAATAGCTAATTTCACCTTTGTTCGCTGTCGAGGATAGTCGCAGAGAATCGCAAAGGCTTCACCGTCAACAACAATGCAACGTCGCATGATGCGCAGAATTTCGGGGAGATCAACCATAGCGCACCACTCAGACCATGCTCGCTCGAAACGAAGATTGAAGTCTTCGTTAGCAGTGCGCACTTGCAGCACTGGTCCGGTACCTATGGTGTAATTTGCGATCGTTGCAACGATACCGTTTGCGTAACTGTTATTCGCGACTTCATAACGAGCACGGTTACGTAGAGTGCGTCGAACATTTGGTGTAAGCGCAGCTGTAGGGGAAAGCGAATCTGCTTGCGCCCAGTGTTGCGCATTGTCGGGAGTCGTAGCTGCAGCATCATAACGCGCACGCAAGGAAACTGTGTGCGTTGATGATGTGCTGAGATTCGATCGAAACACTCGACGCAACCAACCGATCATCCTAACGCTCCTGGTGCGTTCATTTTGACCACGACCGCTTTTGGTTCCGATACTTCACGCACAAACTCGAGTAACTCACTCACGTCGCGATACTGTACAGTCATACCGTCAACAGTAACCGTCTTCGGTTGACGTGCTTGTTCAATCAAAGAATCGATAATTTGCTGCAATTGCGTATCATCAATCACAACATTGCCCTCTGACGGTAACGTAGTAAACCTTCCAGTAACCAATTCGAGCTGGTAGATTCCGAAGATGAAGACGTAACAGACGATTCAAGGGTTTCAAACATTTCGTGAGCAATAAGTGCACCTACAAGACAGTCGAAGTAGTGGTTCTCACGTGCTGGTAAAAGTGACCATTCCACACATTGGCGCCAAATTGATTGCGTAGCTACACCAGTTTCGGATGTCAAGTGCTCGATCACAACCGGTGCATCGATAGTGCGCGCAATTTCAATTGAAGAGGAAGCAAAGAGATTAGCAACGTTGGTCTTAGCACGGTTCGTATCGATGAGAACGTTGGTGATCGCGCGGTCTGGATCGCGTGTCATGCGCCAGGCGTTACCGGTTATATCACCAGGTTTAGTTAGCTCAACGACGGATGACTTTGATCGCGCACCAACGTAACGACCGAAAGCAGGATAGACGCGATCGTACATCGAAGTTACCGATGCTACAATATCACTACGGTAACCAGCGTCCACGAGTACAAAACTGTTCGGGTAACGAGAGCGAAGTTGTGCAAGTAAATCGTGTAAACCTCGCTCGATGGATTGTGGTGCTGCGATGCGGTAAAAACCTTCCAGCGATAACGCGGGACGTGACGCGGAATAATAGTTGGAGTGCTGTTCGGGCCAAGTCGAAAAT